TCACTTGGTTCACGCCCGTGCCGGTGGAGACCGACGCCCGAGTAATGAAACCACGCGACAACACAACGAAATCACCGTAGAAGATGTCCGTTGCGTAGGCGTACTGAATGGGAAGTTCGCGGGTTGACCCCGCAAAAGGCTGACCACCGATCAAATTGATCGGCTTTAGCCCGTAAGGCTTGTCAACAGTTGGGTAAGCCATTTAAGACTCCTTGAATTACGTACCGCGTCCGAACGAAACTTCGCTGCGCCGTTCCTTGAACAGCGGCATACGGGGATCGTTCTCGCGCATGAAGTTGTTGTCCACCGAAGCCATCTGCCCGTCAGCTTGACGCTGGTAGTGGGCATTACGCTGTTCAGTGAACTCCTTTGGGGTTTTGCAAAGCAGCAGACCACCGACTTCAATACTGTCCGGGAAGCGACCTGAGCCACCTCCACCCAGTTGAATCTCAGGATGTTCGCTTGCTTTCACGGGCTCCCAACCCTCGCGGAGCTTGGAGGAAACATTCATCGGGTCGTTGTTCCCGAGAGTGCTGACGCGAATCCAACGAAAAGCATACCCTTCTTCCGGGTTCGGATCGGGCAGGAGTTGGGGAGGCATCCACTGCTTAGGTCTTTCGAACTTAGCGCGGGTGTCAAATTCACGGGGAATACGTTCAGCCATTTTGTTTCCTCATTTCTTCCGCAACCGCACGGGCGTACTGTTCATTGGTCAGTCCGAGCCGTTTGGCGATGCTTACTTGTGATTGCGTCAGCACGATCTTTTTGGGCGCTGTGCTGCGCGTGGCAGGTGCTACAACTGATGACTTTCTGACTTTTTCCGAGGGGAACGCATCTGGAAAAAGCTGACGTACACGGAAATTGATCTTCTCGTAATACTCGTCGCTGGTTGTGTTTACACCGCTTTCCACAAGTTTCTTGTGAACTGTCAGGGCCACTGCCGTCATTTCATCGTCGGCCCCAAACCACGGATTGGCATCTTGCCACGCACGGGCTTTGGTATCGACTTGAACTTGGGGCTCAGGCCTTGGAGCGGGTTGTACCACAGGTACTTCTGGCTTTGCAACTGCTGGCTTGAAATTATTTACCCGCTCCGCTTTGATCTTGGCGGTGGTCAACTCCTCCTGCGCAGCGATAAACGCTTCGGTATCCCCCGCCTCGTGAGCAGATTTCAGCTTCGCCTTGGCCTGCTCTACCTCGTTGGCGACTACCTTCTTGGCTTGCTCAAGAAGCGCCTGCTGCCCCTGGCCCAAGCTCCCTTGGAGCTTCTTGTTTTCTTCCACAAGCGTTTGAGCGATGCGTACAGCCTCTTCTCGCTCACGCAGGGCAGTTTCCTTGGCCCGGCGCTCTTCGTGATAGCCCTTAGAGAAATGCTGGATCCGCTTCTTAACGCCTTCAGAGTACTGCGCCAACTCATCGTCAGTTACCTCTGCCGGAGCCTCCTTCATCGGGGCTCGGCCACGATCCTTCTCAGGCGTGTCGTCTACTACCTCAATCTCGGCTTCGCCTTCGACTTCAAACTCAACTTCGTCTTTGGCCGCTTCTGCGGCAACCTCATCTGGAAACTTGAAATCTGCCATGAGTTACTCCTTAGATCACCGCAACCATTGCGCCTTCTTCCTTGACGTACGGAAGAACAAAGTCTTCTACCAACTCAGGCAAGGCAAGACGCATCCGCATCCTGTGAAGCTGGGTTTTGCTCAAGACTTGACGGTAGCTGTTGTTCACAAAATCCAATTCAGCGTCAGCGGGCAAGCGAGCAAAATCAACAAGCCCGTCCTCAACTGCTTCTGTTGTGCAGTACGTGTGACCGTATTTCACATCTTCTACAGACGAAAACTTCGGTTTTGTTCTCCAAACTAGAGGGCCAGAAGGCAACTGGCTCAAGTGGTCATAGAAGTGCTTGGCAAGCCGTGCTTCAGCTTCCTTTTCATCACCGCCTTCAACCGCACAAGCAAGCGTGACATATCGCACTGTCTTTTCATGCTGCGCTAGTTCTAACCAACGGTTGTTTGGCATGTCTTCCGGGCCAACCTCAATAAAAGGCAGTTCGTTTGCCATGCCGTTCAGAAAAGCAAACGCTGCTGCTTTTGGTCCGACTTGACACTTGAACATGCGCTCCATTGCAGAGGTTAGTGTTGCCGCGTTCCACTCCGTAAGGTTTGGCGCTGCTTGAGCAAGTTGTGCTGCCGGAAGAAGAGGTGCGGCAAGAGCACATATTGCCGCGAGTACAAAGTTACGTCTTTCCATGTCCTACTCCTTAGCCGCGCTTGATGCCACGGGGGTCTTGCACAACCGCCTCGACGCTATCGTCGTTGATGATGCGGAACTCTTGGCCGTGGATCTTCAGCCGTGTGCCGGTGTTAGGACGGACAAGGACGAATTGACCTACTTTGCATGAAGGCCCACTGGGAAAGCGCAGCGGATCTTTGTAGCAGTCTGGCCCCATCTTCATCACCCACAACACTGGGCTCATCACCTCTTCAAAGTGCATGGTCTGCCCCGCCTTGACCAGCCCACTCTCATACGCTTCTTCTGCCTTTGGAAGTGCGCACAGCAGGTGGTAAGTCACCGGATCAGGCACCTGACGGGCCTTTTCTTCGTCGGTCTGCGGCAACACGGTTGTGTTTTCGCCGTCGCTCAGGAGTAGTTCACTCATCGTCGTTTTCCATCTTTCGCACAAGGTCGGTTATGAAAGCATGAGCACGCGAGAGACCCTGGATCTCGCCCGTCATGAATTTGTACTCAGCAAAATCCTTCGCTGAGCCTGAGATAAGCGCCTGGGCGATGGACTCCCGGCGTTCCTCAATTTCCTTAATGACTACGTCAAACGCAGTAGCCGCCATGTTTAATCCTTACTGTTTTGGTTGTTTAGGTTGATTGGCCTTCATAGCTTGCTGACGAGCACGCATGGCATCGGTCTGCATCTGCTGCCGCAGCTTTTGCTGGTGAACTTGCTCCTTGTGGTTCATATCCTGTTGTGCCATTGCAGCCTTCAGGCGAGGATCTTCACCTTGTTTACGTTGAGCATCCAAAGCTAAACGAGCCTGCTCAAGTTGCAGCTTTCCCTGCGCGATTTGGAAATCACGCTGGCTGTCTGCTTCCTTGCGTTTAAGCTCTTCTGCCTTGAGTTGCAGTTCCGCCTGCATCATCTGCATCTGCGGGTTCTGCGCCATCTGCTGGGCTTGTTGCTGTTGGGCCTTTTGCGAGTTACTCTGCAGCAATTGAGTTGCTGCCTGGGCTACCAGACGCGACAACTGCACTTCAGTCTGCTCATCAAGCTCCTGATCCGGCGCGGTCATCGGAACACCAAGCTGTTCCTCAATCTGCTGACGATAGGCAAACGCCATGTGCTCAGCCATGTGAGCCAAGATTGCACCTTGCATCTGCTGAGCCATTGGGCTCTGCCCCATCATCTGCATGATCATTGGATCTTGCAGCATGCTCATGTGCGTGGTGATATGAGCTTTGTGGTCTTGATAGATAAACGCCTTGGTGGGCTTACCTGTCAAGAAGCTCATGTTCTCTGACACAGGGTCACGGGGCTTTTGATCGTCCTCGACCGGAACCAGCTTCTCGGCGTTCTTGATGCCAAGAACCTCAAGCATCTGCCGGTGCAACTGGGGCAGGTCATAGATCTGCGGAGCGCCTTGTGCAAGTTGGAGTGCAGCTTGGTACTGCATGATCCGCTGCGCCATCGTGGCCGCGTTGGGATCACTGACCGGAATGACTTCTACGATGTCGTAGTCGGCCTGTTTAACCGCACGGTCTCCACCTTCCGGCGTGTAAGCGTAGTCAGGCGGCAGGAAATCGCGGATGATCTCCTTAAGGATCTTGAACTCCATCCGCAGGCTGGAATGAACCCGAGCCTGCACAGCGCTCATGGTCTTGAGTTGGCGCTCAAGGATAGCCAGCGTGGTTCCAACAGGAGCCTGGGCGGACATATCACTGATCTTCAGATCAGCAATAGCTGCCAGTCGTCGCCCGTCTTCTGTGATTGACTGGAGCAGAGCAGCTAAAACTTGGCTCGGCTCCTTGTACGGCAGGGGCATAATGTTGTCCCTGACCGACCCGCTAGGGATGTCTACATCCCTGAACTCCCCCGGAGCAATGGGGGTGTCATCGCCCTTGATCCGCAAGCCACGGCTCTTCAGACCCCCCGGAAGATTGCTTAGGGTTCCAGCATCAACGAGTTGGCGAATGATGGAAGTGCCAGCGCGAGCATAACCACCAATAAGGTGGATATAACCCAGGCCATAAGCGCCAAAACCAGGGATATAGGTGTATTGGACGAAGTGCTGTCGCTTGAGCTTTTTTTCGTCGTCTTCGTTCCAGTTTCTTCGGATGGACAAGACGGTGGAGGTTCCACGCTCAATGGTGATGACGTAGGGAAGAGGGATTTCTTCTTCATACCCAGGCAAATCCATGTCTACGTGGATCTCCAATACCTGATACCGATCATCATCGGTAAGGGTATACCCTTGCTCTTCTGCCTTTTTCTTCTCAATGTCGGTGAAAAACCTGACCGGCTCACCCAATTCTGCGTCTTTGTAGAAGCCTGCTACTTGAAGTTTCTTGAGTTCGTTCTCCGTCTTGCGCATGACATGCGTCACTCGCTCGGCGGTGTAAACATTAGATGCCCCATAGGGCATGATCAGGTCTTCAGCCGGTACAAACGGCGCTGATGGCAGTTCAGTGCTCGGGTTTGGGTAGATCTTCTTAAACGCTGCACCCGACAAACCCAGGGAGTACAGCATCCGCTCATGTTCTGAGCGGTAGTCAATCATCCGCTCGGTCAGCATGAAGTTCATGTCATCACGAACTCGCTCGGCGGCCTCTTCTTTGAGTCTGGTGGACTCACCAATGATCTGCGTCTTCACTGGACCTTGAGCCGGGAAGGTCTCCGTGATCATTTCAGACTGAAAACGGATGGCAGCTTCCGTCAGGAGAGGCGAGTAAACACCGCAAGCCCCATTCCACGGTTCGGTACGCTCCTCGTACTTCATGCCAAGGACTTCCAAACCCTTGACAAACATTTCTGACCAGTCTTTGCGACTGTTGATATCTGCGTCTACAAGGTCTACAAGCTCCGAGGCCAGAGACTGAAGCTCAGACTCATCCATGTACTCGGCGAGGTTTGCATCAAACTCTTCTGCCGTTTCGGTTTCTGGCATGAGGTCGATCTCAAGGCCGTCCAGCCCGATGCTGACCCCTTCGGGGTTCTCGATTTCGATCTCGATGGCGGGCTCGTCGGTCATGAGGGCGGGGTCGAGCGGCATCAGTGCTTGGTCGATGTTCGTTGCCATAGTGGTCCTTCAGTGTCAGTAGTACGCCGCTGTTCGGCGGTATGTTGGTTCGTCGCGCCGGTCTGAGGGCAGTTGGATAAACCCACCTTGGCGGTATCTTGCAAGCACCATGCTGAGGCAGTCCACCAAGTCATCATGCGACCCGTAGGGAAACGCTACCGACTGCTCAATCACTTCCTCGGCCCAGCGTCTTCCGGCAGGATACCAGACCATACCCGAGCGCAGGATGTCCGCCACGGCGTTCAGACGAGCAACTTTGTCCCCGGTGCCCCGGTGTGGAGTGAACTCCTGCACGGGTATGCCCAGCCGCCGCAGTTCTTGGTACAGCGGCGTGCCGTTGGACTTCTTCTCCACGATGAACGCATCGGGCTCCCAGTCCTTCCACTCACGGATGGCGAGGTCTTTTAGTTCAGGAAACTCCACGCGGATGTTGATCGCGTTCAGCAAGATGATGTGCGCAGCACCGTCTGTCAGGTTGTCGTCCGAGAACACACCGAAGGTCAGCAGGGCTGTGTAGTCCGACCGGTTAGTCTTTTCCGCCGCTGCGTCCAGGGCCATGATGATGTATTCACAGGTGGGTGGGTCGTCTTTCTCCCAAGGTTTCCACCAATCACGCTGGATGATCGCACCTTGCTCCCCGGTGGGGCTCTGCATGTACTGCGCGTTCCACTGGTACGCAGGCATGGACGCTTTGGTGCGTTCTAATGCGTCTAGGTCGAATTTCTCAGGCCAGAGCGCCTTTTCGGTGACCTTTTCGGGCACTTCTGGATCGGCAGAAGGCACAGTTGTGGTCATGATCGCCGGAAACTCGAAAACTTCGTACTGATCCGCTTTGGAGTTGTTGGCACCGTCCTTTATAAGGTGCCCAATCAGGTCATCTTGGTGCCAACGCGTGTGAATTACTGCGATTCGACCGCCTGACATCAGACGGGTACGTGCACCGAAGGCAAACCACTGGTAGGTTTTCTCCAATTCCTCAAAATTACCCGCCAGCAGGTCCTGTTCTGAGTGTGGATCGTCAACAAGCAGGAGGTCGGCACCTCGCCCAGCAAGGGCTGCGCCCACACCGGTAGCAAAATACTCTCCACCACGGTTGGTTGACCACCGACCGGCAGATTTTGAGTCGGCAGAGAGGGTGACTCCGGGAAAAATGGACGTATATCGAGGGTCTGCGATGATGTTTCGCACTTTTCGACCAAAATCGACCGCCAAATCACCCGTGTGAGACACCATCAGCACCTTCTTTTCGGGGAATTTACCCAAAAACCATGCTGGAAACAGCGTACTGACAAGGTGTGACTTACCGTGACGAGGTGGAATTGAGACTGCAATACGGTCTTTTAGTCCGTAGGCGATTTGTGTAAGCAGTTCTGCCAACTTCTTGTGGTGTGGGGCCACAATATAGGTCGGGTCCATGTACTTGCAGAACTCGATCAGGCTGTTTTGGCAGAGTTTGGCGTGCCTACGCCGCTCCAACTCGTCGATGACGACGGCGATCTGAGCCTGCTCTTCGGGGCTGAAGTGCCCGATGTTGGTCGCCAGAGCTTCAAGGTCCTGATCGGTAAGGGTCTGCATCACAGATCCGCGAGTACCTGAGCAGGGCGCATCTTCATGGGCACATCAATCGGCGGCGCAATGATCCGAGCCTCTTCGGCGGCGTCTGTACCGCGCAGCTTGCGCAGCTTGTCCCGCAGGGAGTTTTCCAACTCGACGGTACTGCGGTTGTTGACGGTGATCTCGGTACGTTCTGTGAAGAGCCCCACATCGCTGACCTTACCCAGCAGTTCAAGGGCGCGCATTCTGATGCGGGCGTCGGGGTTGTCAGACTCGATGATGAGTTTGTTCGTGACGTAGTGACGCAGGCGCTTGGAATCCTTCACCACCTCCATGTCGTAGGCAGTCAGGATGGAACTCACGTACATAGCCCCTATGGGGGTATTCACAGCCACGTTGACCTCCTCGACGGGCACAGTCTTGTTCTCCGCCACGCGGCGCAAAGCGTTCTGCGTGAGGGCTCGGACGAACTCACCGTCTTCGGGCATGTCGTGATACCCCTCTTTGTCCAGCAGAGCGGCTGCGCGTAAGGCAGCGTTGGCCTTCTCACGCATTTCCTTGTACCCCACCGGCCCCTTCTGGGCACCGGCCTTGGTAGGCAGAGGTACGAACTCATCAACTGGGCAGGGTATGGTCATGGCAGCACGGGAATCCCGGTGATCGGAATGTAGCACTATTTTTTCGGGCAGGGAAGTGTGGGACTCCTACCGGGGGGTGCTCTGTATTTGAGGGGGTGGGGTTTGTTTACCGGTATTTATTTTTTCTTCTAATACCGTACTCAATTACCGTTGTTACGCCCCCAAGTTGTTGTCGTGTGGCAGAAATACAGCGCAAAGCGCCGCGCGAGGGACCCAACGCGTATTGGGGGGCTCCGGGTAGGGTGGGTGTTAAACCCCGTTAAACCAAAAAACACCGGTTTACCTATAGTGTAGGCAACCATAAGACCTACACAACCAACCCGAAAGAGGTTTTCATGTTTGATCTGTCTAACATCACTCTCGCATTCTCAACGGCTGCCGCGCATGACGAAGCATTCGCGCTAATGCAGTCCGATATGATTGCATGGCATGCTGCGCAGTCTTTCCCGTCCAATCAGGACCTTATCGCAGCCATCGGCGCAGGGCTGCCACACCTCGGCGCAGCATCGCTGAAGGTCTACGCGTCACGGGTTCTGAAATGGGCGCGCAGTGGGCAGACCCCTGCCAATATCCGCGCAGTGGTCAATACTGACCCCAAGGGCGCAGCCAAGGGCAAGGGCGGCCGCCCGGCTGGCAAGGGCGCAGGGAAGACCACCAAGCCTGCCGACGATAAGGCGCAAGCTCCCGCCGCGACGGTAGAGAATACCGATACCTCATGGCGCATGTTTATCGAAGATATGCGCGCCAAGGTGGCAGGCCGGAAGGAATGGCCTTCTGACCGTATCGTCGCATTCCAGGATTGCGCAGCAAAGATGATCGCGCTCCTCAAGTCAGTCTGACTGACGCAGACCCCGCAGCCCCGCGCTGCGGGGTTTTTTTGTGCCCGGTGGGACCGGATGTCAAGAGCACGCGAGCGGCACGCCTGCACGCGAGACCCCACCACCGCATCGACGCTTCGCGCCTGCACGCGAGCCCACAACGTTTGCGCATGCTACGCGCACATGAAGGGCTGAGTTAAACGCGTTTAACTCTCTACGTTAATTGCTTGACATAATTGATGGCATGTGATAGCACGGAGTTAAACGCGTTTAACTCGCCGACACCCGGTCCACACGAGTCCGCGAGGGCTGGCAGGGGCACGCGAGAGCAGGCCGGGGCGTGTTCTTGTTCCTGTTCGTTCTACCCCTTTTAATATATCTACTAAAGATAGATAGATACCCTAGTGTAGGAACTAGTCAACCACGAAGGTAGGGTCCTCTACCCCACGCATTCTCCTGAGCGGGAACTCGGGAACACAACTCCTCCACCCCTTCGCAAATCCTTGTCGCACAACAACTTTTTCCGTTCCAGCACCCTAACTATACGTCCAAAAAACGATGTAAGTTCCATACGTCCCAATCACGCCTCAGAGTAAAGCTCATATTAGGGTTTGTGTAATTATTTACAGCCAACATTTAGCCGTTTGTAAGGTTTGTAAGAAAAAGTCTGTACGTTCCATACGACAGCCCGTCCGCCAGTCGGGGCTTGACACCCCCAAAACCGGTAAGTACGATACGCTCCCAGCGTGCTGTTCCGGCACGCTCTTGTAAGGAACTAACACCATGCGCTACCCCGACGTCAACACCCTCGTCCAGCATGTCATGCTGCAACTCAGCCCCAACGGCAAGCCCCGTGCCGTCTTCCGCCACAACGAACGCAACCTCTCCACCTGCTGGGGCAAGGAAGTGCCCTACTGCATGGCCGATTTCCTCCGCACGGGCAAAGCCCCCGTGCTCGTCTTCGACAACTACATCGCACCCCTCTCGATCTACGTCGATGCCCTGGAGGCCACACAAGAGCAACCCATCGACACGCCACATCAGTACATCGGCTACACCCCAGGGCCGCACGAGAAAGTCTGGACCCTGCTGGACAAAGACATGGCATCAACCATAGCGTCACAAGACACTCTGAAGATGTTGCAGCGTCACGCAACCACGAAGACCTACGAGCGGGTCAAGCAGGAGATGCCCGATGAGCGCCTGGAGCATGTGCTCACCGAAGTTGCCAACAGGATGGGCCGCACCCGTGCGCTGGTGCGCAAGATCTTGGTCGAGGCCCAGGTCGAGCTGCCCGTGGAGCAGAAGCCCGAGAAGCCGAAGGCTGTCGTGAAGCCGCACAAGTTCAGCACCGCTCTCGCGTTCAAGGGGCACTTCTCCATACTCACTGCCATCGCGCAGCAGTGTCGGGTCAGCGTGATCCAGCGCAGACGCAAAAACGCAGGAGAGCCCGAGCCCTGCTCGTTCTCGTTGGCTGACCTGCATGACCCCACGGCGTTGGGCGGGTTTCCCATCCGCTGCCCGGTGCTGGGCGTGGAGTTGAACTGGGAGGAGAGCATGTCTTGGTACGCGCCCCGCGTGGGGCGGTACGACCCGAACGGGTTCTGCGTGGGGGGCAACATCGTCATCATGAGCAAGCTGGGCAAGCGCATCACCGAGGGCTTGTCGGTGCGTAACTTGGAAGGGCTGCTGAAGCAGCATCCCTACGCTGGCACAGCGTTCAAGGAATGGGCTTCCAAACACCCGGTCCCCTCGGACCCAGCCACGCGCCTGCTGCTCAACCTCCCGTACCACCCCCTGCCACCCCTGCCGACCATCGAGGAACAGCGTGAAGCACAACAAGCAGGATTCGACCGGTATCACAATCAGGTAGGAATGACCGACACCGCACCAACCCCTGCCAAACCGATTAAACAACTGTCAGTGCATGACATATTGGGCGGTAATTGGGATGAGGATTGAACACGCTAAACAACACCACTATTCAAGAACAATCACTTGACATAAAGGTCCACTTGTCCTATAATAAAGACAGTCGAGATTCGTCTACGACAAACGAGTTAAACACGTTTAACTCCTCGCTGCCAGCACTGCTGTCAGCTTCGCTCTTTAACAGTTTGTAACTGGCGTCGGCACCGGGAGGTGCTGTGGGCCAGCGTTCGGCAGGATCGCAACCTGCCTGACAAAGATATCGGACCAGCGCAAAACGCACACAAACTTACGGTTCGCAGGTGGAAGGCAGTTACGACTACGGTTGACTCTGCTCGGTAGCACTGCGTGGGTGAGACAGATGCGTGCCCGCGTTCGATTCCTCGATGTGCTTGGGGGTAAGAATCCCTCGGCGCATAGGCCGCGAAGGAAAGACTTCGCGCAACAAGTAAACGTAAACACCGCACGGGGGTGGAAACCACTCGCCCCCTGCTTAAAGGGCATCACGCAACACAACCGCAACGTGCCTTTTAAGCAGCATGTGCTGCGCATACGGGAGCATCGCTCCCAAACACCGGAGAGTGCAATGATCAAAACCGAAGAGTTCCTCCTGCCCGTTCACTGGGCTAGCTACCTCATCAACGGTGACGCCACCGGGTACGAAGACCACGAGTTCGACGAGATCGAAGAGTGGTGCACATGCAACGCTCCTGGCCCGTGCCTCGATGTGGGCGAAGCGAGTTTCTGCTGGCGTGGCGACGACTCAACGCTCGGTGCAGACCGTGCAGTGTTCACCTTTCAGGTGATCGAGGAGTTGGTATCGGACGGGGAGGTGGTGTCATGGGAGTAACACGACAAACCACCAACAAGCTCCTTGAGATGGTGGAAGAAGGCCTGCTAGACAAAGACACACTCATCATGGCATGCCTCAAATATATGAGTGAGGACGAGGTGGCTGACATGGCTCACCACAACGAACTGCTGAACGACGAGGAGAACGAAGATGAAGACGACGAGGAGTAACCCCTGCCCGCAGTGCGGCGATGCGGTGCCTCAAGCACGGATCGACCTGGGCCGCAGGCTCTGCCTGCCATGCGGTGAAGAGCACGCTCGGGTCGAGCGCCGCTCGTGGACCGTAGCGCCCATGCACAAGAGCAACTACATGCTGCTCGTGGACCGAGCGGACCTGCTCGGGATCAACAACAAGGGTGGACTCCACCGTTAATACTTAACACAACCGCTTCAAGAAAGGCCATCATGAAAGTCAACATCGAAGTCACCGACACGTTCGGTCACGAACCGAACTACTCGTGGGTAAAGCGTGTCACGATTGAAGCCCCGGAGGGGATATCGAACTACAGCGTAGTACGGCGAGCGAAAGCCGCCGTAGGCTGGAATGGGAAGAGATGTACTACCGTTAACTACGGTGACATGATAGAATTAAGACCTTACGGTGAATGCACAGTGTGCTTTATCACGTTCGGTTAAACGCGTTTAACAGGAGAAGGAAATGATCTCAATTGCATCCGCTGCCATGCTCGGCAGCATCAACATCAGCGTGTGGGAAGCACGTAAGCAGGACCGCAAGACTGCGGAGGAGGTGACCCAATCCAAGGGCGCACGCAGCAAGCGTGCCGCTACGGTACACAAGCACCTCTTCTCGGAGTGCCCCGCCCTTGAAGCCATCAAGTCTCTGCGCGGTGAGGTCCGCAACTGGTTCAACACCCAGACCCTGCCGTGGGACGACAACGGCAGACGCCTGATAACGACGGCGCAGTACCTCAACGTGATGGGTCAGGCAGCACGGTATCAGCAGCGGTTCGAAGACCTGACACGGGTCTTCGTCAACACGTACGCCACCGAGATCAGCAAGCAGGCTTTCGAGATGGGTGCACTGTTCGACCGTGCCGAGTACCCGCCCGAGTCCGAGGTTGCGGCTAAGTTCCGGTTCAGTTTCACCGTCGAGCCGGTGCCTGAGTCAGGTGACTTCCGCGTAGATGTGGGCATCGCTGCCGCTGCTGATCTGAAGGATCAGTATGAGAAGGCCGTGCAACTTCGCATCGCCTTCGCCGTCGATGACGCATGGCGCAGGGTGAAAGACCAAGTTGAATGGATCAAGGAAAGGATGGAGGCTGTCCTTTCGCACGACCCGGATGCAGTGGAGCAGGTGCCCACCACCGATGACACAGGCGCAGTCGTGTCCGTCGAGATCAAGAAGAAGCGCAGACCGAAGCTGTACGACAGCATGCTGGAGCAGGGGTTGGAGTTGACCGCTCTGTTGCGTGACCTCAACGTCACGAACGACCCTCGCCTGGAAGCTGCACGCGTGGCACTGGAGACGGCACTGAGCCGCGTTGACATCGACTCTCTCAAGGAGTCCCCCGAGTTGCAGCAGGCCACACGGACAGCGATGGAGAACATCCTGTCGGAATTTGCTCTTTGACTTTTTAACCCGCCCCTTCGGGGGCTCATCAGGAGAAGCAAATGAAACTCAACATCAACCAGTGCGCCAACCTCGTTGGCAGCATCGCTCAGCACACGACCGTTCTGATCGAGGGTCCGTCTGGCACGGGTAAGTCCAGCATCCTGCACCTCCTCGCGGAGAAGTTCCCGAACCATAGGCCTGTGTACATCGACTGCACGCAGATCGATGTGGGTGACATTCAGATCCCTGCCGTGGACCATGCCACGAAGACCAGCACGTTCTACCCCAACGAGGTGTTCGGTGTGCACGACGACAAGCCTGTCATCCTGTGCCTGGATGAGTTCGGTAAGGCCCCGCGCCCTGTGCAGAATGCACTCCTGCCTGTGCTGCTTGACCGGCGTGTGGGTCACCGCCCCTTGCCCGAGGGCAGCATCGTCTTCGGCACCACGAACCTTGCCAGCGAGGGCGTGGGTGACACGATGCAGATGCATGTGCGTAACCGTATGTCCGTCGTGACGATGCGCAAGCCGACCGCCCCCGAGTGGGTCGAGTGGGGCGTAGCCAATGGCGTGCATCACGCAGTGCTGGCGTGGGTTACCGACACGCCGCAGGTGCTGGCCGAGGAGGACACGGTATCGAGCCCCGACCAGAACCCGTACATCTTCCACAGGCAGGAGCAGCGCAAGGCGTTCGTGACGCCGCGTTCCCTCGCAGCCGCAGGTCGGATGCTCAACTGCCGTGATGCAGTGGGTGATGACGATGCGATGCGATGTGCGTTGGCTGGTTCGCTGGGTGCTCGTGCTGCGCTGGACCTGATGGCGTATGTGGAATTGGCCGATGGCCTGCCGACCTGGGCTTCGATCATCAACGCACCGGAGCAAGCCAAGCTGCCGACCACACCGACCACGAACATGATGACCGTGCACCGTGCAGTGCACCGCGTCGAGAAGGACACGCTCGACAACGTGTTGAAGTACATGGCCCGCCTGCCGAAGGAGTTGCAGGCAGTGTTCGCTACCAACCTGTTGCGTCAGAAGCACAAGTCAACGTGGTCTGCACTCAACCGGGAGTTCACCAACTGGTGCATTACCAATAGCTGGATTTTGCGTTAAGGAGTTGTGATGCTTAAAGCCGAAGACAAGATCACCAAGGCACGCACTGCCATCATGCGTGACCCGCGTTTCGTAGCCATGTCCGGTGTGCTGATGGTAGGTAGCTGGGAAGTGCGCGATGACTGCCCGACCGCTGCAACCAACGGCAAGGATGTGATCTACGGGCGTGCGTTCGTTGACCAGTGCGACGACAAGTTGCTACGCTTCGTGGTTCTCCACGAATACTTCCATGTCATGCTGATGCACATGACTGTGTGGCAATCGATGTTTGAGGAGGACGCGCAGACCGCCAACTTCGCAGCCGACGCAGTGATCAACCTCATGCTGCATGACCTCGACCCACGGGGTGACTTCCTCACCGTGTGGGAGCACGCTGTGCTGGATACCCAGTACCGTGGCATGGACACGGGCGAGATCTACCGGGCTCTGAAGAAGCAAGGCACCGGGCAGGGTGGTGGCAAGGGGCAGGGCGGCAGCCCCCGTTCAGCCAGCGGTGGCAAGGCCAAGGACTTCGACAAGCACGAGCCTGCCAAGCCGGGAGACGGTGACGCCAAGGGCGATGGTATGAAGCCGTTGACCCCCGACGAGGCCAAGGAGGTGCAGAAGACTGTGGACACAGCCCTGCGTCAAGGTGCGCTCATCGCAGGCAAGGTCGGTGGCAGCGTGGACCGCACGTTCGGTGACCTGCTTCAGCCGCAGGTCAACTGGGAGGATCAACTGCGTGAGTGGCTGCGTACCACTGCCGTGGGTAACGACCTGTCTACGTGGCGCAAACCGGCGAGGCGGTGGCTGGCGCAGGATTCCTACATGCCAAGCCGCTACACCGAGGCAGTCAAGCGCATCACCATCGGCGTGGATACGTCGGGCTCCATCGGGCATGACCAGTTGCGCCGTGCGCTGACCGAGATCATGTCAGCCTGCGAGTCTGTCCACCCCGAGATGGTCGATGTGATCTATTGGGACGCAGCCGTGGCAGGGCATGAGGTGTACGAGGGTGACGCTGTGCAGACGCTGCCGCAGACGACGAGACCTCGGGGTGGTGGGGGGACTGACCCCCGCTGCATGGCCCGCTACCTTGAAGAGCAGGGGATTGAGCCGGACTGCATCATCCAGTTTACGGATGGTTACGTCGGCAGTTGGGGGGATTGGAAAGCGCCTGTGCTGTGGGCTATCAGCACCAAGGGGATACAAGCCCCCACTGGTGTGTCGTTGTTTGTGCCCGCCGCTTGAGCGGACCGGGTGTCGCCCGCTTCGGCGGGCAAGTTAAACGCGTTTAACCGTTGGAGGTAATCATGAGCAAGAAACCAGAATTTGATCTTGTCCTGTTGTCTGGCCTGGGGCATCGGGATTACGCCGTGCCCAAAGATGCAGCAATGGCGATCTTCAATCTCTTCGCAGGGCACGACATCTACGAGATCAACACTGAGTGGGTGGGCGGGGACGTTGGCAGCGTTCAGATTGCCAAACTGATAAGTTCCGACAATAACCCCACCATCAAAACGCTTGGCCCGGTGCAGTTCCACCAAGCACTGGAGAACCAGCGTGTGAGGGAAGAAGAAAAGGAAGCCAAGAGGAAGGCAAAGGAAAATGCTTGACCCCGAGCGCAACCCACACACAACCTACCGGATAACGATCTGGCCCAATGATGGTCTGTACGAGGTCGTCGTCTACCCGAAAGCCCCGGAGAAAATCTTCAGCGCAGCGTACCGGTTCGACCTACTGCCTCAGTGGATACAGGAGGCTGTCTCTATGCTCAACTGGGCGTACCCTGATGAGGTCAAAGGTCTAGGTCGAAGGGTGGGGGACGAAACGTACTGGGTCGAGGCGGTGGACTACACCGACGCCATCTCGTTGTGGACAACGCATGAAAAAGCGTTGACACGAATGCGGGGAGTGGTAACATCACGCTCCCGTTAACCAAGCACTACGGTGCGAAAGGAATCTTATGTTTGAAATTCAAGCTGGCGTGCCGATGACGAGCGCACGCCGTGGTCGTAAGGCTGTGGAATTCCCGTTTCACCAGATGGACATTGGCGACAGCTTCCTTGTGCCGTGCGATGTCGCTGCCAAGAACGAACTGAACAACTGGCGTCGGAAGATCCTGCTGGCGAAGAAGGCCTTCGGTCAGGGTCAGTTCTCCACCGGCACCGTGTCGGACGGTATCCGTGTCTGGCGTACTGCATAACGCAGCCCCTCGATAGCCTACTCAACGCTCTGCAAACGCAGGGCGTTTTTCATGGCTAAACACTTTTCATCAGGAGAAATGCAATGACAACTAAACAACTCGTTCGTCACGCTCGTGAACTCTGGAATTCCCCACTGGTGCCCCCGGAGATCAACCGGCACAATCGAAAGGCCTGGGTCAGGAGCGTCCTGCGCCTGGGCGACCGCTGGTTACTTGCTGTGAAAAAGGAAAGGATCACACAATGAAAGATGAAGCACCGCCGCCCGCCGAGGCGGCAACAGAACTTGGACACACAGACGATGGGCCGGAGGCCCTGGGCTCCGTCGTTTTGATGGGCGTGGTTATCGTCGCAGTGGTCGGCGTGATCGCACTAATAGCGGGGTACTTCGCATGAAAGCCACACTGACATTTGATACGGACGAGGAAGGATCGACGTTCATGGTCGCCCTTCATGGCCGCGAGGTTTACATGACGCTTAGCGATGTGCAGAGCCAGCTTCGCACCCACCTGAAGCACGGAGATGATGCCAACAGTCGGCAGGTCTTGGAGTCCGTTTACCGGGAGGTGTGCAATGTCTTAGGGAGGATTGAGGAATGAAAGTTGAAGTCACACATGCCAGCATCGTCAACGACATGGGTGTTGTTGCCTCAGTGGAGCTTGTCGATGGGGTCACCGTCAAGGTGAGCGTCAACCAATATGTCGGTTGGAAAGACTGGTACGAACTCACCGACGCAGTTCGGAAGGTCATGGTCCTGATGGAGGTGAAGCAGCCATGAGCGAAGATCAGTTCAAAGCACTGTGCAACACATACGGTTTCGCCCCGTCGCGGGCACTGCGGGAGTTGATTGACTGCGTGATAGCGCAGGAGATCGCGGCGTGTGTGCGGCTGGCAGAAGAAACGAAGGCTCCGTTTACAGCGGATGTAATTAGGGCAAGGAAGGATAAGCAATGACCCGCATCCATTACTGGTGCCCGGTACATCGGGCTTACGTTACGGCAATTGTGCCGACTGAGGTTGCGTTTAAGTTGATGGGGTTGGTATGACCGACCTACGAACCTCAGCAATCCAGGCGCTGGAGGCGTTGGTTAGGGCCAGCAGTTATTACGACACCTACGCAGAGATTTCCGCTCTTGAGGCCGCGCTGGCAGAGCCAACTACCGAGGATTCCTCGGAGGTTGAGCCGGTGCAGGAGCCGCCCTGTGCCACGCGGGAATGCATGCCCAGTGAATGCCCCAACTGCGTCAGCCTGCAAGACCAGAACACCGAACTGGACCGCAAGTTGGCAGATCTTGAGCAGACATCGCTGGAGCTATGCAACGTCTGCGGCTGGAAGACTTTAATTCCCGGCGACTGCTGTTTGAACTGTGTGCGTAAGCCCATGAATGAATTTGATGCTTTGCGACTTATTACGGAATCAATAGGTCGTCTGCAATCCGCAGGCCCGGTGGAAGGGTTGATAGGAATAATTCGCGCCGTCGAGCGGGCGCATGGCATCCCATGAACCCTAAACAATTCCTCCGCCGTTGCTTCGCATGCAACAAGGATCTACCTGAACACACTGGCAGTAGCAGGCCCCGTGGGTTGTGGCGCTGCGCTGCTTGCACACAAAGGAGTAAGCAATGAAGTCTGTTTATGTTGTTCTAGCTTACAGATATAGCCCAATTTACATCACTCACCCTAAGCCTGTTGCGGCGTTTGCGACTCGTAAGGAAGCACAAGCGTTTGTTACACAGAAAAACAACCGCGCTGTTGCAAACGACTACGGTGTCGTGCGTGTTCCATTTGGGAGTAAGCAATGAGTAAAGAAGACATCATCCGCATGGCGCGGGAGGCTGGGCTTGAGGATGGTTGGGCAGGTTGGTGCCAAGAGTGTGGTTGCGACAGCGACAAACTCACCCGCTTCGCCGCCCTTGTTGCCGCTGCCGAGCGGGACAAATACGAAGCCAAGTTCAAACAGCTAGAAGCGATCATGCAGGAGCGGGAGCAGCAGCCTAATAAGCCATGCTGTTTGGCTGAACGAGAAGCGTGTGCGAAGGTGTGTGAGACATACGAGGTGGCAAGCATCATGAACGACGCGCACAACACCGCCAAGATCTTCAATCACTGCGCCGCAGCCATCAGGGCAAGGGGGCAGGTATGACCTACATCTTGATCATCTGGACCGTAGTCGCTTGCGTGCCTGGGGTATGCAAGTACGACTGGAGGCCCTTAGGTGAATTTCATCAAGAGGTCTTGGAGCGCAAAATCAGTGCTC